TATGACATTTCATCATACTTAGTAGCAGCCAACCCTGGCATAGAAGCTACTCCGGTGGATCCCATCATACCTAGAGGGCAAGCATCACTATCGCCATCTACGGTAGAATGGTTGGGATTTGTTCTAATTTGAACTTTTAAATTGGAATCACCTTGGGTCGGTTTACTATAACCATGCAATTTAGCGACATTTGAAGCTGAATTTAAAATCCATGAAGCTGTATACAATGGTTTTGTGATGATTCCAGGGGTAAAAAGTGACAAAAAGTCACCAGTATATTTTGAAATTGTACCAAGGGTTCCAGTAACTTTAGAAATTACCTTAGACTCTTTCAAGTAGGTGTTAGCATTATTTAATGTGTTAGCGAGTTCATCCCATTCAGTTACACCTGATTCAGGAGATGCAGCTCCGTAAAGCTCAACATCCGTCATAGATGCAAATATAGTATAACTGGCCAATACAGAACCCGAAGGTGATACTAACGGTTCATAAGGATACAACGCCAGAATTCCGAGATCCGACAAGTGCGTGCTAGAAAAGGCTTCAGTAAGATTCCAATAATTTCTAACCGACACAAAAGGAACAGTTAATTCTGCCATTGTATCATTATTTAAATCAATTTCTACATGAGGCACCGTGGTACGCTGTACAAGGGAACATAAACTTTGGTTCAAAGTCAAACCGTACTTAGTTCCATCATAAGCAGCTCCTGCAAGAGGTACCCATGCTAAGATATACCTACCTTGTTGAAAAGGATCGGCATTTACAGTGATGGTGAATTTTAAAGTCATTCTAATACCATAAAAACCTTTCAATTTGTTCAACCAAATTGCAGCATTTGGTGAAGTGAAAAGAGAATAAGGCATAGACCAATTGTGGAAAAATGTGGAAAAAGTATCAGTAACATTAAAGTTAGATGCTTCCCAAATAATTGGTTTTTCCAAGAATGCTTTAAGGGATTGGTCAATAACACCGCCGTAGGAAGTTTTTAAAAATCCATCGGGAAGGTGGTAAACGTGTGAAGTGTCATTAGCTTTGACAACGGCATCATTGACAAATGTGGTGGTGTCCAATTTAATGTCTTTTATAACTTCATTTTCTTGATTTGGAACAACTTGATCGTTGCTCGTTTTTGTAGTGTTGGTGGTTTCTTGTGTGTTAGGCATGGTGGTGTAAAACAAAGTGGAACCATTAATCCAAATTGAGTGGGTAGTGTGATTTGAATGATGGGAATGCCATCGCCGTGTTCTCCTTAAATAAGGCACGACATTCAGATAGCAGCAATACCAATACATACACTATAGTAATGGCAAGATCACACTTTCTGTTGCCTTTGGGGCTGTGTTTCTAAAGTATCGCGCAACACAAGCACGTGTGGTAGTTTATCGACATACACAATCGGTCATATTTGATTAGCAAAGAATGTGCTCGAGTTGAGTTACAGTCAACAAGACTTCCATCCAATCTCGAGGCCATCCACCAGTAGGTGGAACACTGTCAATATTATCTCTAACAGCATTTTTAATATCTTCAAAATGCTTATCAAATTTAGCTTTCCCATGAAGAGAAAGTTCTCTTATAGCTATCATAGCCTTATCTTTACTAATGGCGTTGCTATCAATCTTTTTCGTCCAGTCCAATTCATTCGAAATGGTCTCCAAAGATATAGGGGCAACCCATCTGTTAACAATTTTCTCAAACCTGAAGCTTCTCTTTAAGAAACTAACCTCATAGATAGGCCTCAACTTAACAAAAGATATACTTTTATTTTCGTTGGTGTATTTCAAACCTATCTTAGCCATGTGCACACTTAGGGTTATTTCATTGAACTTATCTCTATACTTATCAGAAACGGAAAATATGTTATCATCACCTAAAGCTACGAGGTACACATTCTTGTTGAAAAGCACAGGATCAAGCCCCATACTGATCCAACAACATCTAAATGCAATACTATTATACATGGTATTGACAATTGCAGTTAAAG